GGTTCATTTGTGGTTGTGGTTGCACAGGTTGCACCGGTTTTACTGGGTTTAAGTCCACCGAACTCTTCGCAAATTCTTTTGGCTGTTGTGGCTGGGCGGGATTGCTTAAATTATTTGCAAAATTATCTCCCAGTTTGGGCGTGCTATTAAAACTCACTGCAGATTGTTGCTGCTGTGGCTGTTGTTGTTCATCTTCTCGCTTTTTCTTTTGGCCAAAAAGTCCACCAAAAAAGTCACCAATACCTTTGAAAATATCCATCTCTTCTCCTTATCTTGTCGCTACAAAATAAAAAAACTGAGCGACGCAAATATTAATATTTTGCTAATCGCTCAGCGCTCTGAGTGGATTATTTTATAGTTTTATTATAACAGAATTATCTATAAAAATAAAGAAAGCCCTTTCGAGCTTCCCTTTTTCTACGCCTGCAAATCCTTTTTCTTCTTATTCGGATCAAGCAACGCAGCAAGCCGTGGATCAAGCTGGTCTTGTAGTCCTGCTTGGTCTGGGTTTCCGCTATCCACCTTCACACCTTGCACATTTTCGCTATAATCGCTAAGCTTTGGTGCTTTAAATTCCACTTTTTCAAGCGCTTTTGGTGTTTCCTTGCTTAAGTCCAAAATCTTATTCTGGCTGTTGCTAATCTGGTTAGATAGATCCCGTGTTTGGTCGATCGCGCTCTGTAACCCTTGACCATTCGCAGTCTTTTGTTTCTGCCTTGCATCCATAATGCGGTTATTTAGGTCAATTCGGCTACTTTCAATTTGTGAATCAACATTATTTAGCGCATCTTGGCGGTTCGTTTCCCAGTCTTTCTTGTTCTTGTTGTATGCGTTAGTTGCGCTAGCAAACTCCAAGTCTTGGTTTCGGCGATCTCGAGCAAAAGCATCTTGTGCACTTCCAGCATTTCGGCTCGCCTCCAAGCCAACCGCCCAAGGAGCGACAATTTGTGCTGCGCTTGAATCTCCAGCTCCACCTGCTGCAAACATTTGGCGCAAAGCGTTGGTTTGGTTATTCGCATCTTCCATGATTTGTGAACGCACCGCACGGTTTTGGGCTTCTGAGTCTCGTTTGTTCATCTCATAGGCGCCCTTGCTTTGGGTGTAGCTGTTTTCAAGGTCATTTAGCTGGTTGGCATAGTTATTTTCAACATTGCCACGCCAAATATCTCGTTGGCGATCCAATCTACCCAAACCTTCAGCTGCCACCCGTTCCTGTTCACGATATTTCGCAATTTCATCTGCCCTTGCTTTTGCTTGTGGGTCGTAGGTTCCGCCTTGGCGTGGGTCTGAGTAGACTGGAGATGGCTTATCACCCTTGTTTTGATTTAAATTATTCTTTTTCCAGTCATTATATAATCCCTTTACAAGATGATGAGTTCCAGCATATTCAAACCCTAGGTCATTAGCATCGTTAAATCCTGTACCATCAGGGTGGTTATATCTAATCATAGCTTCTCTATCTACACCACCATCATTTCCGGTATATTTCAAGAAATTATCAAAGCCGTTCGCAGCCAAAAAACCACGAAAGTCATCATTGCCGTTATATTTATTGTAGTCTAAAGCCATATCTTCCTCTATATGTTATTTGGGAGATGATGCTTGGCTTAATTATATTTTTTGACAAAAATGCTGAACAGCTATAGTGTGATAATGCTTCTCTCTTCCACCGCGTGTTACATGCATTCCGGCGTGCGTAAATTTAGGGTTTAAAATATTCTCTTTATGCCCTTGACTACCCATCCAGCCATCTACGAGCTGTTTTTCTACAGGGTAGTTCCAAGAGATATTTTCCCCCAGCCAGCTACACCTTAAATTAGGGTTTAAATCTACGATATAATCCATCCCATCATATCCGGTTTGCGGGTCTATATGGTCAGTATTTTGAATATCCTGCATGCGCTTAGCTTTTGTTTCGGCAGAAATATCAAGTTCATGAAGTCTTGCTAATGGTTTAACTCCAGCTTTAATTCTTTCCTCATTAACAAGCCTGAAGAGTTCGTCAGAGCTCAATTCTTTAAAAGTGTAATCTACTTTGGGCTCCTCTTTTTTTTCACATGTACCAGATAAGCAGTTGTTTATAAAATACATCGGAACGGCTATCAATACCACAGGTATCATAGCTATAGCCAAAATCATAAAAAACACTTTAAACATTCTTTTTATAGCTATCTTCCGCATATCTTTCATATCTTGATATTACTCCAACACACCCAAAAATCAAGCCCTAAAGCCATTGTGAAACTCCACCATGCCATGAACACGTCCCACGACCACTTGAATATGAGTATGTTCCATCTCTACACAAAGCGGAAGGTCCATAGTTGCTATATGCTGGAGTATACGGTCTAGATGGTGTGTATTTATATGTGTACACCTTATATGTTGTAGGTTTAGGCTCTTTTGTTACTGTTTCAGAAACTACTTTGTTAGCCTTTTTACATACCCGTTTTTTACCATCGTTACCCTCAGAGTCCAACTCCCTTGTTTTCTTGCCGTTATCACTCTCAAAAAAAGTGGTCTTTTCTCCGGAATCTATTTCTTTTTCAGGCAAAGTTTCATATGAGATATCTTCATATGAACATTTTTCAACAAAATAGTAATCATACCCCATATAAATTGGGATCCACCCACCAAGAAATAGTATATAGACTATGGACAAAAATACAGCAGAAACTTTTTCTTTCATATCTTGATGTTATTCCAACATTCCGCCGTTGTCAAACTACTTTAACGCCTTATCGATTTGCTCTTCACTAAAGCCCCAATCCTGTAAAGTTTTATACAGTTTAGCACTGATAATCTTATGAGTCTTGTACGGAATAGTTTGAGGTTTTCCTTCACCGTTTGGTGGCATAACCCGAATATGGCTACCTTTACCTTTTGTGGTGTCAATCTCTAACCCAAGCTTTTTACAAGCCTTTTTCCATCTCTTCTGAGTAAGGTCCGTTAGAGAAACCATATTTAAGCCATTACCACTTCTTGGCGCGTTATTTTTTCACCTTGTAGTTTAATAGGTATTGAATCAAGCACACAATCTTTCGAGTCTATACCATAATATGTAAAAACAGCATCTTTAATCATATCATCAATATTATCTGATGAGCTACCACCAGTCAAAATACCTTCAATATTAGTGGACTCAGCCATCCAATCACCATTTTCTTCTTTAGTTACGACAAAATTAATACCATTAGCAAGTCTAATTTCTTTTAACATAGTTTCAACTTCAGGTATATTTTTCTTTTTAATATTGAAAGCTTTATTAACTGCGTTATAAAAAGTATATCGCAAGCTACATTTCATAATGTGGTACTCCTCGCAAGCTTATGTTTTAATAGTTTCATAATAGCACAATAAAACTAAAAAGTCAATACTTAACATTAAAAATTCAATCCTAAACACTAAAAACCAAACATCATCTCCCAAATTGTTAATTTACTATTATTCAAAAATTAGAGCGGAGTTTTTCATCCGCTCCGCATTGTTTAAGCTGATTTCAGAACTTGAACAGCAGATTTTTTCTTATTAAACACGAATGCTTCGAATACATATCGCCCAACAACATAGTATCCGCTAGCTCTATCTGCATATTCACCTTGTTTATGCTCGGTCAAGTATTTTGGTAGCGCTGCAGCTTTTTCATGTGTTAAGATGATTGTTGTTTTATCTGGCATATAGTCGTCTGGTACTGAAATCACTAGTACACCATCGACCATACCATAGTCACCACTTCGTCGACTTTTAGCTGTTAGCTCGCTGGCTGGCGTAAATCGTTGATCTAGCTTCAATAGGGTGAATGCTGAAGCACTAACAAATGCCACGCGTCCAGTTGCTGGGACTTTTGCGTTAGTTTGTTTAGTGGTTAGACCCAAGAACTCTTTATAGATATTATCCTCGGTTACAGCTTTAACCGTAGGTGTACCAACTTTTGCTAGTGCTGCGATTGCATATTTATCAATTTCCGGATAAATAACTTCTTCAAGAGTTGCACGCATTACTTCTTTGGTATCAAGAGAACCATCTTTTGAGAATACCGCATCAGCTTTATCAATATGTGCCGAATAGGCTCTATCTTGTGAAGCTGTTACAATCTGCTCAGTATTATTTGCATCACTATATTTATAACCAAAATTTGAACCGCCTACTGATTTTCGTTCGCTATAATCATAGGTTTGCGCAGGTTCAGTGCTATAAACTTTGAATGTTTTAGTTGTTCCACCAATTACTTTATATTTACCTTTAAAGGCTGGTGCCGTTAAGGATTTAAGTGTAAATCCTTTGTCTAAAATTGTTGAATATGCTTCTGGTAAATTAATAGCCATAATATTATTCCTTTCTTATTTTACTTGAAAAAATTCTCTACAAAGTTATCAGTAGAGCCTTCAGCAACTCCTTGCGAACTATCCACTGAAGTTGAAGCTAACTGCTTTTCAATAGCTTTGCGAGCTTCTTTTGTTGCTCCTGCTGATAATACTTCAGCAAGATCTGCAATTTCACTCATAAAGCTATATAACGGTTGATCCGCACTAACTACATTTCCATCTTCATCAAACTGTAGATTAGCAACTTTGCCATAGATTTCAAGTGCTTTATTAGTAAATTCTTCGTTATATTTATCGCTATTTATATCAAAGACTGGATAATCTTTAACCAACTCATAACGATCAATAGTCAAGTTCTGTCTTAAATCCATCACTTGATTTTTGTAGTTGTTTAGAGCAATTTGTTTAGCTTGAACCTGCTGGTTAATCTCAAAAGCTTTCATCACTGCTTCTTCGTGCGGCCAACCTTCAGCCTCTAACTGTTCAGGTGTTATATAGCTGTCGTTGATTGAGGCTTGATACTCTCGCACAGCTCTCGCTTGTTCGATTTCTCGCTCAATTTGATGCTTTTGTGAGTTTAATTCACGAATTTCACTGTTTAACTGTTCTTTTCGTGCTTCAGCTCCCCGTTTGCTGGTTTCAGGTTCTTCTTTCTCTTCCTGTTCTTCAGCTTTAGGCTCTTCCGGAGTTTTCTCTTTCTCTTCCTTTATCTCAGAAGATTCTACATCTCCGTCAAAACCCATTTTTTGTGCAAGCTCTTTGATTTCATCTTGCTCTGTTGTTGCGTTTTCGGCTGGTAGCGGACCTTCCACAGGTGCAACTTCTGTATTATTTACGCTATTTATATCCATTTTTTTCTCCTTTAAATATTACGCAGTATGGTCGCGACACCAAAGGGTTAAAGGTTAAACCCTTCTAACTGGTGGCTGCGAGCGAACTACCACCAGATAGAAGATTTCAACTAAAAAATCTTCGTTATTTTGTAATTGCCAGGCGTTCCTTCAATCATCGTTCCAAGGGGTAGTAAGCCTGAAAGGTTTGGATTATCTTCACAAACCAACAGTTGCCCCTCTTGATGAAAACGATAATTTTTAGCATTTAAGATATTGTCTTCAAGCTCAGCTATTTGCAAAACTTTATCTGATTGAAGAGCTTCATTGTTCTCTTGATTTAATTCTTCTGTCATCGTTGCTCCTCTAATTCTTTCTTTATTCTCTCTGCTTCATCTAGCTTTACCTTGAGTTCTCCACTTAAGCTATAAAGAGTATCTCTTGCAATTCTTCGAGCATAAATTCTTGCTCTCAAATCTTCCGCACTCTCCGATTCTGTCAGTTCAATCGTGCTGAGCCTGTCCAGATTATCAGCACGATCTTCGATCCAATCGATTATTTCGTTATAAACAGATTTTAGATCATCTACAGTGATCATTCTCTGCTCATATTCGCTAATCTTAGCTTTAGGTTCTTGAGATATATCATTATTCGGCAACAAGTCCATTTTCATCTCCCATTATTTCTTGTGTATCTGGTACACCGTTTCCGTTCTTGTCAGCATTAATCACCAACTCCTCCGGATCTTCAACTCCCAACTTAGCAATGATCCTTTCGCCAATCTTTGTAGTGTCGAATACTTGTTGAAGATTCGGGTATTTCTGAGATAGTTCCAAAATCTTTTCAAGACTCTCAACGCTAGCCTGATCATCCTTCGTTTTCGAAGTTGAAGCATCTACTCGATAATTAAAGCCATTCTTAGCCTCATCATACAAAATAGTTGCGCTAGTGGAATCAAAATCTGGATTATGAACTTTTTCGCGCTTAATATATTGCTCCGTTAGTTCAATTTCTTCTTCACCATAGCTTAACGCAAAGTGAATGTTTAACATCCTTTCACATAAATCACCGAACCACTCTTCAAAATTCTTCATCAACTGATTATTCGAAATACTAATGCGGTTTTCCTGTTGCTGAACACCTGCACTTGTTTTCGAAAACGCAATATTTCCAGCCGTTGAAGAGACGCTCGAGTCCGAAATATTGTTATGATTCATAATCTGACTCTTAATCAAGCTGTAATTATTTGAAAAGTTCGTTTGTGCTGGTGTTGAAAGGTTCACGATTTGAGCAGAGTTGTTGTCGTTAGCTCCTAAATCCCAAATTGCATTAGGTTTCATTCTTAATGTCTCTGAGCTATATACTCCACGCTTAATGATTGGCGGAGCAAGTCCCAATGCTTGCGAATATTGATACATCTGCATTTCAGTATCAAGCATATTTTGTAGCCCTACTACAAATCGAATAGTGCTTTTACCAACAGGTGTTTTATCATCAATATCAGTATAAAGCGTAACGATTGGCATTTTGCCCGTTGGATCCGGATTTTTGGTTTCATAGAGCACATCGCCCGTGTCCATATTGAACCCATAGAATGTTGCACCAATACCTTTTTGGAATGCAAAAACAATTTCAATAGCTTTTCGCTGTCTATTGCTATCTTCTTGCTCTTCTTCACGGTTTTTCTCTTCAATATCAGCTAAAGCTTCCAAATCCCACGGATATTCCAAGCCTTCCTGCTTTGCGCGTTTACCGTTATTAATAATCGCTTCAATATCTTTCTTCTGATACCAAGCCCGCATAAAAATATAATTACAATCTCCAGCGTAGCTTTTACCTGGTTCATACCACACATCACGAATATTAACAAGTTTAAAGTCTGCACCCATATAATTGCCATCTCGTTTATAAAACACATATGCTGGTTGCGAGCCATAAATCAAAGCATTGCTTAAAGCTCCCCATGACTTCTGAATTACTCCACCAGTTGAATTTGCGTTTGGTAAGATTTTCTCAGTTAACACTAAGTCCGCTATGCCGGCCAAATCTTTGTCATCATCTAATGATTTAACTTTACCTGTTGGTATCTGTTGAATAATTGTTCTAGGTGTGCTCGAAATATAAGCCGCAACAGTTCCATCCGTAACTTGCGGTAAGCCTTTCGGAATATTTGATTTAGGCTTGTTATTAGCAACTCGCTCATATTCTTTAAGATCATCAAAAACTGGTTGCAAATTTGTCTTTGCAGCCTCTGCTAATTCTTTCAAACTATTTTTTTCTAAAAAAGAAAATGCCACTGTATCAAACTCCTTGAACGTTATTTTAACGCTCTGAGCTTCACTCAGTGGCTTCTTATTTTAATTATATCACATTCTTATTTTTGAGCAAGGGTCTATTACCGTTTTTGTTAACCATTTAGGCTTATTATTCGAATCAACCCTTACATCAACCGAAAAATCAAGACATTTTCCAGCTGAAACATCTTCAATTAATGAAAATATTTCATTTCTTAACTGTGTTGTATTTTCCAGCTTAACCTTAACAGTATAACTTTTAACATGCTTCACAACCTTGCCATCATGCACTGTCTTTACATCACTTATATCACCAAATTTCATATATGCCTCTAACCTTTTTAGTAAAATAACCCCTCAAGATTACCCGATTTATAAATTTGTCCCTCTTCTTCAAAATGACTGCGCAAACTATATAGTTTATACCTTGCTGCATCTAAGGCGTGGTCGTAACCTCCGTCCGGTTCATTCAACGCTCGGCCATCTTTATCTACCTTCCACAAATACCTGCGATATTCTCGAATTAAATTTGTGCTGCCTTTTGTTACGCTAATTTTCTGATCCTGAACATAACCAATTGAAGTTTTTAAATATGGTTTAGATTTTGTACCGCTTTTGTCCGCCGCAACAATCGCAACGCCATAGCTCTTAATATCATCAATTGATTTAGGCTCGGCCGAATCCGCCACAACTAGCCCATAAGGTAAACTATTTAGTAAATCCGCAATATCTCGGTTAGACATTCCTTTACGGTAGCATTTTTCGTCTAAAATATAACCGCCGTTGCAATAATAAACCGCAACAATCGCTGTAGGGTCGTTCGTGTAGCCAAAATCCAAGCCATAACCTTCAAGCCTCGCTTCAAATGGTATTTCGTCTAAAGTCTGCCAGCCAGAATAAATTCGACCTTCAACTTCGCCAAGCTTTCCTTCGCCGTAAACTCGCCACCATTGCTTATTGCTTTTACGCATCTCGATAGATTTAACAATATTATCAGGCAAACCCTCATTGTCTTTATATGTTAAGGTTATAAAATCTATATCATCTCGATTATTTAAAACATTCGTATAAAACCAAAACTCATAAGTTGGATTCCAGTCTAGCCAAACCTCAAGATTTGTTCGCACTTCTAGCTGATCGAAAGCTTCATAATCCACGTTATTACACTCATTGATATATAGTCTTTCACGGCGTGGTCCTCGCACCTTGCTTGGCTGGTCTGCGCTAAAAAACTCAATCTTAGAGCCACTTTGAAACGTATAAATAGAATCTGTCGCGTTCCAGCTCTTATCATCCCAATAATTATGCTCTTGCATGATATTTTTAAAATCACGCATTGCGCCTTTCTTTAAGTGCGGAAAGCTTTCACTCACAACGCTTGTAAAGGTTGGCCTTTTATCGTCGATCGCTTTACTAATCAATATCTGCATAATTGAAATTGTTTTACCTGCAGAAGTTCCACCACAAACAGCCCTAATACGTTTATTGAGTTTAGCTAGCTTTTTAGTACTAGTTGTTAAGACATAAGCCATTATTCTTTATCAACTCCCTTAACTAGATCACCTAGAATTGGTATTGGCTTATTGCCGCTAGTAATATCAATTTTCTTTTGAATGCGACTCCGGAGCGTATTATATTCTTTGATAGCTCCAAGTTTAGATTTAAAATCTGCATCCTGTGTAATTAGCTTTTCGAGCTGTTTGTCCACATACGAATCGTTCAAACCACCACTTTCAAATATCTCATCAATACGTTTTAAAATGTTAGTCTTTGTTAATAGCTTCGAGGCCTGCACGCGAGCAACTAAATAAGCCCCTTTTTCACTCGGGTCAATTCCATACGCCTCAATATAGCTTTGCACACCATTTCCAAAAAACTCACGATCACTTGCATATATTCTACAAAATAACTCTTGCTTTGGAGTTAAGTTAGTTTTTGCTTTATCCGAAATTTTAGCTTTAGCTTTTTTCTTAGTAGTTTTATTTTTAGCCTCAGCCATTCCTCGCCTTTCTGCCCACAAGAAAAAAGGGCGTCTTTTTAAATCCTCATTCACTGAAGATTAAAGACTTTCCCCTTACCTATTTATATTATATCATAAACACAAGCAATTTTCAATCTTTTTTTATCCATATATTGACAATTTAATTTTAGTTTGATATAATTAAGAATGTTTATACAGAAATTACAAAACTGCCTCGGATTGTCGATCTAGTCGACACTGGGGCTTTTTTGTTTTTAAATTTGAGGAACTTATTTGCAAAACCCTATTTTAAAAAATAATAAATAGGAATATTTTATGTCAAGAATCATAATTTGCAAACAGCGCATCGCAACTATGCGTGATCGATTAGGTAGTCAAGCACTACAATTTATTGAAGGAGATGAATACTTAACAATGTTTAGAAATCGTCAAATTCACTACGCTAAAGAGTTTGGCCAATCTGTAAGAATGGTTAAATCAATGAAAAAAGCTGGCAAAATTAAGAATGCTAGTCATTATTTTGCTAAGATCTGGAAAAAAGAAAATATTGAGAAGACATTAAAAATCGTGCGAGAATTTTTAAATCGGCAAATTTCAAAGCTAGCTGAAAAGCTAGAAGATAAACGAAAAAACGAAGAAGCTAATCAATTCGAACGAGATTTTAATAGCGCTGGCTATGCAAAGTTTCAGCAATTAAAAGCTATAAAACTTTCTAAACAATTTCAATAGATAGATATTAAAAATTAGCTAAAAATTTAAGTTGCGAGCAATTCGCCCATTTTCTTGCGTTTATTATAAAATATTATATAATAATTTTCAATAAATAAAATTATAAGAAAATGAAAGGCAAATTATGTAAAATACCACAAAATATTTCATTATTTTATGCAAGTAAATTATTTTAATTTTAAATCTCTAAAAACAATAAAAATTAAGATTTTTACTTCTATATAGAATCAGAATAAATTCTGAATAAAATTTATATAAAGAAAATAAAAGGAGCTTTTAATATGAGAGAAATCGAAAAACAAATGCTAAATTACTTAGCTTGGTGTCAGAATTATAGAGGATATACAAAACAGACACTAAATAGTAAATATTACTCATTAAAATTATTTAAAGAATGGCTATGTGAGGAGCTGCATATATCTAATGCGGAAAATATCACAAATGAACACTTAAATATATGGGTTCAAAAAATGAAAAATGGAGAGATAACTGGGCAAAAATGCAATAACAATACTCTTAGAAAATACATAACTATTATTCGAGTATTTATTGAATTTTTACAGAAAACGGAACAAATAAGTAAAAATAACTTCAATACAGCATATGTCCGCAACTTAAAACCACAACCTGTTCGCAAAAACTTCTTCTTGCGTTGGCAGATTGATAGAGTTCTTCGTAGTTGCGAACTGGAAACAGGTTTAATGATTGCTCTTTGTTTCGAATCGGGGTTTAGGCTGAATGAACTTTTAAATATTAAACCTGTGGATATCTATGTGGAAAACAACTGTATTTTTGTAATTGGTAAAGGAGAAAAGCCAGCAAATGTTGAAGTATTGCCCTTTTTAATCGCAAAACTTAATGAATTTATTAAAGACCGAAATATAAAACCAAATGATAGGATTTTTCCATACTCAAAGAACACAGCAAGACTCCGAATGAAAAAAGCTTTTGCACAAGCTGGGTTTAATATTTTTACAGCGCACGATTTAAGACATAGCTTTGCTACAGACTTAGCTTTAAATGGTGCTAGAATCGAAACAATTATGAGCTTACTGCGACATGAAGATATAAAAACAACACAAAAATATATTCATGAAATTTTAGAGTTCAAAAAACAGGAGTATATATTGGTAAAAAGTAGCAGCATTTTAAATTCACGAAAAATTAAAGAAAAGAGTGAAAATAAATTTTCTTCGAACGAGTTAGCATTGACGTATTGACTTTTAAAGAGCGATGTGCTATAATTGAATTATCAATCAGTTAATGACTGATTTGCAAGATTTACAAAATTGTGAAACTTAGCTTCTCCTCAGTCGGGGTTAGCTGTATCAAAACGGTTGATCGGTTCACCCCGACCAATACAAGATTGTTACAGGCATAACTTTAACGAGTTGTGTCTTTTTTATTATGAAATAATATTGACTTTCTAAAAAACTTATGCTATAATTTATCTATATTATTAAATTAAAAACAAAAAGGAAAAATAAATGTCAAAAATCGTTGTTGCACTTGGTGGCAATGCTTTACAAAAAAATGGTGAATTGACCGCACAGATTCAAGAAGAAGTTGCAAAAGAAACAGTCCAAAAGCTTATACCTCTCATTAAAGATGGCCATGAGTTAGTAATTGTTCATGGTAATGGCCCACAGGTTGGAAATCTAGTCCTTCATGAAGAAGCCGGAAATTCACCTTCAACCCCTGCAATGCCCCTTCATGTTAGCGTGGGAATGACTCAGGGAATGATTGGCTATTGGATCCAGAAAGCCTTAAAAGAAGAACTTTTAAAAAACGGAATTTCGAAAAATGCTACAACCATTGTTACTCAAGTTGAGGTTTCGAAAGACGACCAAGCTTTTAAAAACCCAACAAAGCCAATTGGTCCATTCTATTCCGAAGAAGAAGCTCAAAAGGTTGCAGCCGAAAAAGGCTATGTTGTTAAAGAAGATTCCGGACGCGGATGGCGGCGAGTTGTTCCTTCACCAAAACCAATCCATATTCTTGAAAGTGATGCGATTATTGACTTTATGAAAACTGGCGCAATTGTTATAGCGGCCGGTGGCGGTGGAATTCCAGTAGTTTCAAATGGAGGGAATTCTTTCGAAGGAGTTGATGCCGTAATTGATAAAGATTTTGCGGCAGAGCTTTTAGCTGAAAAAATTAATGCCGATACACTGTTAATTTTAACCGGTGTTGATAATGCGATGATTAATTATGGAAAAGAAGATCAACAAGCTTTGGGCGTAATTTCAGCAGAAGAAGCAGAGAAATATATTAAAGAAGACCAATTCGGTGCAGGTTCAATGCTACCAAAGGTCCAAGCTTCACTAAAATTCGCAAAAACTGGTGGAAAAGCAGTCATTACGAGCCTTGAAAACGCTCAGGATGCAATTTCGAAAAATCTTGGAACAGTAATTACACAATAAAACCTAAAATTAGCCTTTCGAAAGATCGGCTAATTTTATTTGATCAATATAAATAAAAATAAGCGTTCCCTACTTGAAACGCTTATCTTATTTATTTTATAAAATTAGATTGTTCGAACGCGAATTGTATCGGTTCCACCAACTAATCCAGGTTGACGGCCAGAAACAATAACAACTGTTGCTTTCTCTTTATTACCAAATGTTCCATTAGCTTTTAGTTCTTTTGCGAGCTCAAGACCGGCAAATTCACCATCTGGGCGGATGAAGCTTCGGGTTGCATAATTCAAACCAAGTTGTTGAGCAACACGATTTGAGCTTGTTACAGCATAAATTGGAAGTGCTGGGCGGTTTGCAGCAGCAGTTGCAGCAGTTTGTCCAGATTTAGTTTCAACAATCAATGCATCGGCATTAATTTGTTCAGCAAGTTCAACTGCAGCAAGAGAAATTGCATTTAAAGCTTCATCTTCACCACGCTCTACAATATCATCAATTGGCGAAACTGCTGCGTGTTCTTGTGTATACATAATCACATCACGCATTGCTTTTACGGTTTCTTCTGGATATTTACCAGTTGCAGATTCGTCTGAAAGCATTACAACATCAGCACCTTGAATTACAGCGTTAGCAACGTCAGAAACTTCTGCACGAGAAGGTTGCGGATTATCAACCATTGAACCCATTGTTTGAGTTGCAACAATTGAAATTTTTCCATGTTTTCGACAAAGAGCAACAGCTTTTCGTTGGATAATTGGCACAACTTCTGGAGCAACTTCATAAGCCATGTCGCCACGAGCAATCATCACACCATCAGCAGCAAGAACGATTTTTTCAAGTTCTTCATCAGAAACAGCTTTTTTAGTTTCAATTTTCGCAATAACTTGTGCTTCGCTATTATGGCTCACAAGAAGCTGGCGAACGTTTTCAATATCTTCAGCAGTTTGCACAAAGCTCATTGCTACGTAATCAATATCTTGAGTTGCACCGAATTCAAGATCCCGCATGTCTTTTTCAGTAATAACATCACCACCAAAATCTGTATCTGGCAAGTTTAGGCCTTTTCGGCTCATCAAAGTTCCTTTATTCAAAACTCGCAATTTAATTGCAGTATTTGAAGGCACTTCAATAACTTCTGTTCGAACTTTTCCGTCAAAAATATAAACAGGCTCACCAACTTTAACTTTTTCGGCCAAGTTGTATTGAACTGGCAAATTAGCCGAACCATCATGTTGCTGAATTGCGTAGTCAAGAACCAATTCATCACCTTCATTAACTTCAAAACGGTTATCTACAATATCTCCAAGACGAATCTTTGGACCTTGCAAATCTTGCAAAATTGCAATTTCACGACCTAGCTTTTTGCTAATTTCGCGAACTGCTTTAATTTTTGCAGCGTGCTCTTCATATGAACCATGAGAGAAGTTCAATCGAGCTCCATTGATTCCTGCGTTGATAAGTTTTTCGATCATTTCAGGGCTGTCGCTTGCTGGGCCGATCGTAGCCAAAATTTTTGTTCGTTTGTAAACATTATTTTCCATACTTATACATTATACCACTTTTATTTTTATTAAAAAAGGGGTTGCATTATTTTTTAAAGTTTGCTATAATTAAAACGAGTTGCTGCTTTATCACCCCAAAGCTCAGCTCAATGGTCTTATCGTCTAACGGTTAGGACACC